TCGTGATGGCCGTGATGGCCGCACGACCCAGCACCGCGTCAGACGAGGACGTGTCGAGGACGGCAATGTAGTCGCCCACCGACAACAGCAACGAACCCTGACCCGAGCTGGCAATGCCGTAGGGCGAGGAAACGATGATAACGGTCGTGCTAGTCACGGTTCCGATCAACGCCACCACACCATCGGCCTTGTTATGCAGCGCCTGCTGCATGAGAAGCATCGAAGCGTCCTTGATTTCTTCCATCGTCTTGCTGGCGATGGTCGTGAAGGCCGCATCCTTGGACTGCGTTCCGACAAACGCCAGACCGTCAACCTGACGGGTGGTGTACGCACGGACGATACCGACATTGGCCTGCACTTCAGTCGCCGTCGTGTCGGGCGGGAAGTAGCCAGAGGCCGAGAACGTCGCGCCAGCCGGGCGGCCAGTCACCACGTCGAAGAACACGTTGTTACCGCCCCAACGCATATTGCGGGGGCCACCAGAGCGGCCCTTCTCCAACTGCGCGAGGAGAGGGGTGACAAGGTTCTGCACCTTCTCACGAAACTGCGAGTACACGTTCTTCAGGAGGCCGGTTAGTTCGGCATCCGTAATCAGAGTGGGGTTAGCCACGGGTCACCTCTTAGAAAGTATTAACGGAATGACGACAACGCCGTACTCAGCGCACTGGCCACGGCATCGTCTATCGTGTTGCCCGCTGGAGCTTTCGGCTTGCCGGACGGCTTGCCTGCATTGCCAACGGGAAGGGTCTTTTGTCCTACGGCACGTTTGGCCTTCTGTGACTCAATGCGAGCCTTGTCCCGTTCTGCCAACGCCTTCTGTGTTTCCCGTTGCGGGGCAGAGGTGGTTGACGGTGAGCGGCGACCATGCTGCGCTTGTGCCCATACGGCCAAATCGTCGAGGATGTACTGTCGGATCGCATCGTAGCGTGACGCTGGAACATACGCCTCTCCGTTGGGAGCGCGTTCAACGTGCGCATACATCGCCATCTGAAACTTCTCGGCCAACTCTTCGACGGGAACAGACGGCAGTGCCTTGGCAATCATATCAAGGGCTGGCGCTATTTCGTTCTCGTAGAATACTTGGCCTTTCTCCGCAATCGCCGACATCTGGTGCTGCACACGAATGTCCTGCACCTGTTGTTCTGCGCGAGCGGCCCTGTTTTCCGGCGAGTTCTGTTCGCCATACGCATCGCGTACAGCCAATAAGAAATCGTCGTCCATCAACAGCTTTTCAATCTGCTCTTCTCGTTCCGACAGCAAGGCCGCGAGTTGTTCGCGCTCTTGATGGACCTGTTGAGCAGCCTGCTCAACCTGCTGGACCTTCTGCTCCCGATCTTGGTTGTACACGCCCCACTGGGCCAGCTTGACCACCTGATCCAAGCGGTCACTCCGCATCTTCCCGTTGGCCTTGTACTCAACCATCAAGTTCGGGACTTCGACCTCTCCATCTGCATCGTGGAGTGAGAACTCCGTTGCCAGATCATCCATGACCGTTGGAACGGCCACATAACCTTCTGGCATATTGGGCTGATCGCCAAGGTCTTCTGATTCCCCAGCGTCCTCTACTGCTTCTCCGCCATCGTCTGCTGCATCTGGAGCCAGTGTCTCTTCGGCATCCTCAGCCACAGCCGTGTCTTGCTGTGGTGGGAGGGCGGAGGCGACGGCACTGGAAATTGCTTCACCGAGGTCCATGCTACGATCCTATTGCTGTCGGGATAAGATGTCAGCTTGCTGTGCGGCCTGTTCTGCCTCTGGAATGCCAGCCAAACTCTGTTGGAGTAGGTTGGTGACCCCAATCGGCGGATTGCCACTGGCAAGCGGTAACTGTCCCGGTGTGATATTTGGTACACTGGCTGCGGGGGGTCCGCTTGCTGGGCCAGCCCCAGCGGGAGGGGCCATCGGAGGCGGTCCTTCTTCTCCTCCCCCTCCCTGTTTCTGCTGCGCTTGATTTGCTAGTGCTACCCACCGCTCTTGTGCAGCGGCAATGACGGACGGTTCTACGTCGTCTTGGAGCAGTAACTCGCGTTCCAGCACATCTTGGTGAATTGCTTCGTTGTCCTGCCACCGCATCTCGGGCACGGGCGTCTGCATCCGAATAGCGTCTGCCACCCGCTTTGCCCGTGCTTCTTGATCCGAGTCTGGCGTGGAGATGTCCCCTGCCACGGCAAACATCTGGCGACGACGGTATTCCTTCATGTCGATCACGCCCGTTTGCAGCCAGTTGTCCAGCATATACATACGGAACGCCAGCGGCATCGGCATCATCGACGAGGCTTCGACCTTCACATCGCTCTGTCCGTCAAAGTCCGACGCCGACACGGCACGGGCGAGGTCGGGACGACCCTTGCCAACTGCGCCAAGCGAGCGGGGCATATCGTAGCCCCACGACATCCCTGCCAGCGTGATTTTGCCCCAGTCGGTGAAGGCCATTGCCAAAGCATTGACGCCGGGGCTAAAGACCCGCTCCAACTGTTCACGGCTGGCAATGATGGCACGGCCCGATTCGCCCGTCACCTGTCCACGGCTAACCGCGTTGTAGCCCGAGGCGTTTTCAAACGCCCCCTTTTCCAACGCGAGGGCTTCTTTGACATCGTTGCCCACACTAAACCCGTTGACAGGCTGGATGCTGTCCGACATCGGACCTGCGCCACGAATTTCGATCATGGAGGTCACGCCACCCATGAACGTTTCGGTCGCAATGGCGTTGGGCCGTGTCAGGAATCGCCCACCCGCGTTGACGCGGATGTTCTCGACCCACTTGGACAACAACGCATTGATCCGCATCTGGTGATCTATCCATTGCTCCATGACGGGGCGCGGATAGTAACTGGGGTCGCTGGAACCGTCGCGTACTGGGACCAGTGGAATCGTGTTCCACATAAGGGGTGAGGGTCCGAACACGACTTCATCGCCAACGACCACCATCTGCAAGCCTTCGGGCAGCACATCGGGGTGCGGCTGGAGATAGACCGTGAACCGTTCCGTCACATCCTCATCCCGCAACCGCTGGCCTTCGCCAATCGTGGTCTGCGACAGCACCCATGCGCCAATCCCTTCACTGCCGCTGTACGTCGGGCCGTTGCTGGTGGACAGCATCGTGTTGGCGGCGTCCAATCCCGTCACGCCATACCGATACGCCGCCTCACTCCGAGAAATCACCTCACGAATGATGACCCAGTGTGGGCGCTGGGTCGCGGTCGCGTTAGGCGAGACACGAACCTGCTCCACCCGAAGCGTTTGACAGCCAATATCGCCCATGGGCTTCTTCTGCCCAGCAAGATCACCCATGCGCTCGTCCCACGGTCCACGATTCGGGTCCCAGTACTCGTGCCAGAAGGAAATGCCGTCCGTTTGCGCCCAGAAACTGGCTTCCCTCGCCATACGCTGCATCTCTTGCTGCTCATACTGGTACTCCAGCGCCATCTGTTGGGCTTGCGCCTTCCGACGATCTTCGGGGTCTTGCGTGACGGGCGTGACGGAGAAGCCGGGCTTCTGATCCATCAGAATCTGCAACCGCTGATCCAACGCTTTATCGACCATGTTGTACACCACACGGGCCGCATCACGCGGACGGGCAGGTTCCCGCCACGGACCCATGCCGTTGGCCGAAATCCACTGCTGCCCTGCACGGAACAGGCGATTGCGTTCGACGAGGTGGAGGTGCATCTGCACCGCATCACGCCGACCCTCCCACAAGCCACGGCACCACGACGACCACGCAGACGGGTCGATGTCGTCTTGCCCATCCGCGCCGGGAAAGTCGTACCCGTACAACGCCCGCTGCAAGCTGGCATCGTTTTCGGCGGCAGTGCTGGTGTTGTTCGACGGCGGGTTAGGCGCAACCTTCTCGTTCGGGCCAAGCGGGTCGTTGGACAGCCCTTCCATCGCCCGAAGCATCTCCGTTTCGAGGATCGGGCCGTCGAGGGAGGGGACGGTCGCGGTGCCGTCAGCCAACAACCCCATCGGGTCGTTGTCGTCAAAGAACATCGGTCCCGTCATGCGTCAATCCTCCCAACACCAAAGGCCGAGCGGACTGCGTTCCAGTCCCGCAACGTGGCGTACTTTTCACGGATAGACTTCATCACATCTTCCTGCGCCCAGCTATCGGTGTACTGCAACACGACGGCGACCAAATCTTCAGGTACATGGACGGTATACGGGTCTTCTTCCACTGGACTCGTATCCCGTAGCGGGGCAAAGAGCTTGACCGTTGCACAGCACTGATAAATGCCGTAGACCAGCACCAGCGGCCACAGGATACGGAGCAGGAATTCGGTCACGATCCGACGTAGCGGACGGTCAGGACGGGCGAGCCAGAAGTGTAGGCCGAACACCGTGCCCGAATCGCCGCATACCCGCCAGACGACACCGTAAAGGCACCCACCGCTGTTGCCGTCGAGGCCGCTGTCCCGCTGTTGCTGGGAAGACAGTTGAGGGCGACGTAGGTTGCGCCATCGACCGTGCCTTCAAACGTGATCGTGGCGGAGAAGGTGCCCGTGATCTGGATGCCGACCGATCCCACACTGGGCAAGCCAGAGATGGTGGCGGCGTCTTGTGCAGCGGCAACGGTCGTCGTGCTTTTGAGCAAGTTTCCAACAGACATCGTTATCTCCTGACGTTAGTTGCAGTCCCATGCACGAAGTGACTTGTTAATCCGCGAATCTGGGTCACGGGCCGTTGCTGCACTGGTCAGCTTGGCTTTCATGCCCATATCGGGAAGAACATATCAGTGTTTTTGTCTTCCACTTCTGCTTCTCCTCCCCAATACGGCTGACACTCTCCGCAAGCGCAACGACCCTCAAGGTACAATGCAGCAAAGCGAAGAAGTTCTGGGTTATCTCGAAAATGCCCGAGCCCCATGTTGCACCTCATGCATAAACCGCCGCGTACGTGTCCTGTGCTGTGGTCATGGTCTACGGCAAACCTTTCATCTTTTGGTTCACCGCAAATTACGCATTCTAACAAAGCGCGAGCTTCGTATCCCCGCGTTTTATCAGAAACACCTTTTGGCAACACTTTCCCACGCTTGTACTCACGACGGCATTGACGGCACCATGAATCTAGCCCGTTATGTTTTTTGTTGTGCAATGGGAAAAATTCAGCGTTTGCTGGTTTTTCTGTTTTGCACCGTGTACACGTTAGCAATCCCATTGACGCCTTGCTTTGTTTAGACGGCTCTCTGGGTCTGCTGCTGCTTTAGG